ATTAAAGAAAAGAATTCTGCTGAAAAAAAGAAAACAAGAACCTTAAAAAAGAGATCAAGAGTTATAAGGGATTCAGGAATTAATACTAAATCAATAGCTTCTTTAGCTACAAAGAAAGCTCGAGCAAAAAGTGTAAGTCCCTTCTCTTACATGGCAATGATTAACAAAAGGCTGTCTCAAACTGTAAGAAAGAATATGGGAGCTCCAGGCTTAGAGAATAGAAGTGGTAGATTTGCAGGGAGCGTTGAAGTACAAGATGTAAATATAACTAAGCAAGGGCATCCAAGTTTTGGGTATACTTATGAAAAAGACCCTTATCAAGTATTTGAAGTAGGAACAGGGGCAGCGCCTTGGGCAACTTCTCAAAGAGACCCAAGAAAATTAATTGACAGGTCAATAAGAGAAGTGGCTGCAGAATTAGCAATAGGAAGATTCTATACTAGGAGATTATAGTGGCGAATGAAAGAAGGTATACCTCTCGTAGAGCCGGTATAACAAAAGCTCTCGCTGATAAAATAGCCACTATTGATGGAAGAGGCCTTTATAAGCAAGCAGTGGCAGAAACAAGTCCTAGGTTAAGATTTTGGGACGAAATAGAAACCTTTCCTGCGGTACACCTAAATGCGGGGTCGGAAACTCGGCAATATCAAACAGGTGGATATAAAGATAGATTTTTAAATGTAACAGTACGCTGTTATGTTAATGAAGACGATTCGGTAGCTGCACTCGATGACTTACTCGAAGATGTAGAAACTGTTTTAGAAGAAAATAGTCGTTTAAAGTATAATGACAGAAACGGCTTAGAACAATTTACACACCAAATCACTATTATTAGTATTGATACTGACGAAGGTGTATTAGATCCTCTAGGAGTAGGTGAAATACTTATAGAGGTTCGTTACTAGGAAAAATGCTGGCACGAACAAACGTTCACGACCCAGTCTTTTCAAGTTCATAGGAGATAATCTATGGCACAACAACTATATTTTAGCCGAGATACCCGAATGTTTGTTCAATTTCGGAACCCGGCCGATAATACGGAGACAGCAGCTAAATTAGGCCTGGGGGCTCTTTGGGAGATTCCAGTTCTTGACGGCTATAGCTTCTCTCAGACTACGAACACGTCAGAAATAACTCTGGCGGAAATGGAAAGTACCGCAGGTATTAGTAGACGAGGTAAGCGTGTATTTACAGACTCTCTTGCTCCTGCAGAATGGTCTTTCTCAACTTATATACGTCCTTTTAAATCTCTTGCAGGAAGTGTGGCTACCGGAACTAAAGCAGCAGATAGCGCAGCAGAAGTACATGCGGTAGAAGAAGTTCTTTGGGCTTCAATGTTTGGCGCAGATACTTATTCTTCTTATGCTTTTACAAGAGCTACTAATGCAGCCGCTTCCAGTACTTACCATACTAGTGGTCAAGTAGTTACTCCAGCCGCAGCAGGTGCAAGCCCTTTAAATTCTGTGATTTCTCTAGGAGAATCTAACAGATCTGCTATGACTGCGTTTACTATCTTCTTCTTGATTGATACAGCTACAAGTAATCCTCTTGTGTATCGATTACCAGAAGCTGTAGTAAATGAAGTAAGTGTAGATTTTGATGTAGATGGAATTGCAACCCTTAATTGGTCTGGATTTGCTAAAGAAGTTCAAGATGTATCAGGTAATGTCCATGTTGATGCTACTTTGCCTCTTCATAATGATACCACTACTGATGGTACTGTTATGACTTATGGAGATATTTGGATTGATACCGATAATGCAAATGGTCGGGCTTTCCATTTAGTCACTGATGATCCTTCTAGTGGTAGTGTAACTGTAACACAAGCTATTGATGAAGCTACTACAAGTACAAAGAACTTTATTCGTAACCGACTAACTTCTGTAAATATTGAGGCAGCAGATGGAGCTGATAAAATTACTACAGTCTTCCCAGGGTCTTATGCAACAGTTGTTAGTTATACTAGTAGTACAGTTACAGCAACTGCTCACGGATTCGCAGCAGGAGATCAAGTATATATTAGTGGAGCAACAGGGGAAACAAGCCTTAACACAACCCACCTATATGTAGGAGCTGTTACAACTAATACTTTTAAGTTGTATGATACATATGCAAAGGGTATTGCAGGTAGTAGTGACCAAGAAACTCTTACTCCAGGTAGTTATGATGCTAGTAGTGCAACTGCATCAAATGGTAAGTATAGCCTAACACTAACAGGTGGAAGTTTTACTATTGGTAATAATATTACTTATCTTGTTCCGGAAGAACTAGGTGCAATTAACAAGCCGCTAGAGCACGTTACAGGTACCAGAAATTCTACCGGTAATGCAACTTGTTATATGACTCTAGAAGACTCTGATACTACTAGTGGTACTTCTAGGCAGTTTTTTAACGATCTAGTAAGTACGGGTGCTATGAGTAAAACAGTTAATAAATTCAAAGTAACAATGCATATTGGGGGTGCTACTGCTACAGGTAATGCTACTGACCCTGCTTTAAAAGTTGAATTTCCAACTGCACATATTGAGGTACCTTCTCATTCTATTGAGGATGTTATATCACTTGAAACAAACTTCCAGGCTCTTCCAACAGATTTCGGAACAGCCGACGAAGTATCATCGATCACCTACTATCCAGTAGACGAATACGCATAAGTCTAAAAGAGAAAAGGGGCTTCGGCCCCTTTTTTCACTCACCCCACAAAAATAATTCTTGACATTTTTTGTGTTTTACCCTATAATTTAGTTTTTAATTGAGGAATTTTCAATGTCCGAGCCGACAAAAGTAAAAAAAGAACCGGTCTCATTAGCGAGTCTAATGACTCCAAGCAAAACAGTAACAGTAGACTATCCCAGATTTACAGGAATGACGGTAGATCTTTGTTACTTAGCAAGAGAAGAATTAGTTAAACTTCGTAAAAGATGTATGAGTACGAAGTGGGATAAAAAGTCTCATCAACCTTTAGAAGAGTTTGATGACGATAAATTCATTATAGAATATTGCAAATCTGTAATTAAAGGATGGAAAGGCCTAAAATATAAATACCTAGAAGAGCTTCTTTTGGTAGATGTTAGCGGTCTAGACCCTGAAGATGAATTGCCTTTTACACCAGCAAACTCAGAATTGCTTATGAAAAATGCAACTGATTTTGATACTTGGGTCACTGAAACAGTAGGTGACCTTGAAAATTTTACTGGCGACAAGTAGAGGAATTAAGGCCTCTACTTGATCGCTTTGTTCAGGAGTCTCATCAAAATATAGATACGGATAAATATCTCCGTATGTGTGAACAGCTTGGGCAAATGCCCGACCCTGATAAAATGCCGCTCGAAATCTCTGTTTTTCCAGATGAAGTTCAAGTGGCATTTTTTATGTTTAATATGTTATCAGATAGGTGGGAGGGTACTTCTGGCACTTATATGGGAAAAGATTGGAGTCATTGTGAATATATATTTTCACTACATGAAATAGAAGATCCAAAAATTATTATGTACTTTATGAAACTTTATGAAAATTTAGTAATAGAACAAAGATTAAAAGACCAAGAACAAAAACGTAAAGCTGAAGAAAGAAGAAGTCAGCAAGCGAGTGGTAAAAATTATACTCATAATGTTAGAGGCTAATGGCTAAAAAGAACCAAGTATATATTGACGTAGTAGTTGATGATAAAGGCACTACTAAACGCGTTGCTGTTAATGCGAAAAAGCTGGGTATGGAGCTTGATAACGCAGGTGCGGGGTCAGAAAGAGCTTCTAAAGGTACCGATAAGTTAAGTAAGTCAAATAAAGACTTAGATAGAAATATGCGTGGAACGGCAAAAATGTCGTCCAACACAACAAAAGAATTTTCAAAAATGCAACAAGGTATGGGCGGCCTTGTTGGTGCTTACGCAACTCTTGCAGCTCAGGTATTCGCCGTTTCCGCTGCATTCCAGTTTTTACAATCCGCTTCAGATATGCGAAATCTTATAGCAGGACAAGAAGCCCTTGGAGCAATTACAGGTACTGCATATAAGACAATTACAAATTCAATAATTGAGGCAACCGATGCCCAAATAAAATATGGAGATGCAGCAAAAGCCGCAGCTATCGGTACTGCTGCAGGACTTACTGCTGGTCAATTAACACAGTTAGGAACAGCAGCTAAAAATGTATCTTTTGCACTTGGTAGAGACCTTACAGACTCTTTTAATCGTCTTGTGCGAGGTGTAACAAAAGCAGAACCAGAATTATTAGATGAATTAGGTATTATTCTTAGACTAGAGCCCGCTACCGAAAAGTACGCTTTATCTATTGGTAAAGCAGCAAAGGATTTAGATGCTTTTGAAAGAACTCAAGCAGTTACAAATGAAGTTTTAAGTCAGGCACAGAATAAATTTGCGGCTATTCAGGAATTAATGGATCCAAATGCGGCTGCATTAGCAAAATTTACAAAATCTTTTGACGATCTTATAAATACAGTTAAAATTGGCTTAATAAATACTCTAACTCCCCTTTTAAGCTTTTTATCTGAAAATACTGGAGCTTTAACAGCTGCTTTAACTCTTTTCGCCCTTCCTATAGTTAAATCAATTATTCCTAATTTAAATCTATGGTCAGAAGCAGCTAAAAAGAATGCAGAAAAGCAAAAAGGATATTCTGAGCAGTATCGGGAACGAATAAAAACAGATACAGAGGTTGCAAAACAAGCTTTTGCGAAAAGAGATAAAGCAGCAGAAGCGGCAAATAAAAAAGCTGAAAAAAGGCTTAAAGGCAGAAGTACAACATCTGCGGGGCTTAATTTTATAAGAGGGGGAACTGACTCCGCCTCTGGTAGTAGAGCTGCTAAAAAAATTATAACCAATGCGCTAAAACAGACAAAAGATGGAAAAAAAGTAGAGACCGGATATTTAAAAGGCATGGATGAGAAACAAGTTAAGAATCTTGCAAAATCCTATGCTATAAGAACCGAGCATGTAAAACTTCATGGTAAAAGGACAAGAGATGTTTGGAAGGGTATAACTACTTCTGCGGGGGTTATGAATATGCGGCTTAGAAGTGGTTGGGCTTCAACTATGTCTTTTATGAGTGCAGCTGCCGCTGGAGTTGGTAAGGCTGTAGGCCTTGCAATGAGTGCCGCTTCTTTTGTGGGATTTGCTATAATGATTTATCAGGCAGGAAAAGCCTTAATGGAGTATTTTTACCCTATATCTGATGAGTTAAAGAGACAGAAAAAACTAGTAGAAGAACTAACAGATAGATATAAAACTCTAAAAGAAGAAATGGCAGGCGCGAAAACAGCTAGAGAACAATATTTATCTGGGATGGAAATTACTTCTAATATAGGGAAACAGTTAGCTTCGATAGACGTAGGAGGACTACTTGATAAGATTGAACAAATACGCACTATTAGTCCCGGCACAGATGGGCTTGAAAAGATGCGAAAGGATCTGGAAGGGGTTATAGAGGGTACTATAGATCTCAATTCTGGTTTTGAGCCTTTAAGGATACTTTTTGAGGACAGTACTATTAGTGTTGAAAAGTATAGAGAAGAGTTAGTTAACTTATCTAATACGTTAGTAAAACAAGGATTAAATATTGATAATTTAGGCAGGGCGCAACAAAAGTTGGATGAGCAACGGGCTTCTTTTAATAAGGGGCTAAAGGTAAGTCCTTTAACAACGTTAACTGAGGCTGCTGAAGAATTATATAATAAAACATCCCTAGCTTTAACAACAACAACCCAGGAACAAAAAAACTTTGATGATGCAATACTAGAGAGTGGCCTGGGTATGATGGAGCAAGCAGCTCTCATTAAGAACACAAGAATAGAGTTAGAAAGGTTGAATAACCTTAAAGTGGATAAGAGGGGTTATGGGAAGTTCAGTATGCTTGGGCAAACAGGGGAGTTAAGTCCTGAACAGCTGAAGCAAGCTGCAATAAGGAAACAAGAGGATATACTCCAAGCTGCATACGACGAGGAGGAAAGGCTTTATAACTTGCGACAAAAGCAGATCCAAAATAGAAGAGATACTATTGGGCAAGTGGAAGAGTTAACAGAGGAACAGGAAAAGCTAAGACATTCCAGTGAGTTATACAGGGCAACTGAAGATGAATTGCAAGATAGAATGACGGCTAGAAACAAGGTAATGGAGGAAGCTTTAAAGCTGAAATCCGCCAGCACAAGTGTAGACGCTAAACTTAATAATTTACAGGAACAAAGAGCAGCTAGTGATAAAAAGTTTGGAGAAGTACAAGATAAGCTGATTGCTGCCCAGGTGGAGCAAACAGTTGCAATAGAATCAGGAACTGTGGCACAGCAAGCCAGAGCGAATCTCAACGTAATTTTAGCCGAAGGTGAGTTGAGAATTGCTCAAGAAACTAATAGAGTAGAAGGCGAGAAGATAGATAAAACTGAACGAGACTTGTTGTTACAAAGAGAAATGAACAAAATACTTCTTGCGCGAGTACAGATAGAGGCCCGACTTAATGCAGCCAGAAGAGCCTTAGAGTGGGAAAAGATGACAGGGGGCGGTACCAGAGGTTCTAGAACTAAGCTAAGAGGAATGGAGGATACACAGCTTAAAGAGCAGTTAGCCACCGCTAGAAGTGTTGCGAAGCAGGCTGGATTGGCATATGCACAGGCTCGTGCGGACATGATACTACAGGAAACGGGCAGATTAGCTAAGAGGTTTCCTGGACTGATGCCGGAGAGAATAAAGAATATGGCTACTGCCACTGCAGACGATGAGACAGCAGGCCTATTGGCTAAAAGCGTTACAGCAGACGATACTGTAGCTGCTCTAGAGCAGAAGCAAAGTATTAGGGCTGTGTCTTCAGAAACTTTCTTTAGGACTTTAGAAGGAGAAAAAGAAGAGCTACTAATACAAAGAAGTATGATTGGTCTTCTAAATACAAATGTAAAGTTAAGACAGTTAGAAGCACAATACTTTGCAGCTACAGGGAGAGAGGCAGAAGGGGCGACTTTAAAAAGACTGAAAGAGTATGCGGTAGAATTAGAAAATCAAGAGTTTATGTTAAATGCCCAAATAGAATTAGCAGATGGTCTTAGACAGGGATTTGAAGGTGCATTTGCGTCAATTATAGACGGCACAAAATCAGCAAAACAAGCATTTGCAGATATGGCTAGATCAATGCTACAAATGATAGCTCAAATTATAACAAAGCTACTGGTAATGAAAATGCTAGAGGGTTTAGGTGGTTTATTTGGTGGAGGGAGCAAGGCCGTACCGCTTGATCCTGCTAAAGTTGCGCCCAAAGGCAGCCTTCGGAGTATTCGAGGTAATGCCGCTTTCGGCATGCAAGAGATCAGATATGGAGGAATAGTAGATCCTCCCAGAGGCTACTCACAAGGTGGCATAGCAAGAGGAAGAGACGCAGGGTATGGAGCAGTAATGCATGGAACAGAAGCAGTTGTGCCTCTGCCTAATAACAGATCAATCCCTGTAAATCTCAATGGAGCAGGACAGCAGAATAATAATGTAACTGTAAATGTTTCTATGGACGGGTCAGGGGGCGGACAGCAAAGTTCTTCAAATAGTAATCAAGGAAAGATGATGGGAGAACTAATTGCAGCGGCAGTACAGGAAGAATTACAACAACAGAAACGATCAGGCGGAATACTTAATCCGTATGGAGCAGCATAATGGCCGTTGGAGATATAGGATTTATAGTTTCAAGTATTAGCGCAACAGTTCCTGTAGTTCCTGATAGGGGCTTATCTAGAACTTCTAAACCTAAAATCAGAAGTGCAAAATTTGGAGATGGGTACGAGCAGAGATTAGCAGACGGATTGAACTCTTTAGAGGAAGATTTTTCTGTAACTTTTACTAATCGATCTAAAGCTGAAGCAGATGATATTAATGCTTTTTTTAATACAAATAAAGGAGTAACTTCTTTTAATTTTACTTTCCCAGACTCTAATTCAAGTGTTAATGATAGTACTGGAAATCCTGTAACTACTATTAAGGTTGTTTGTTCTGAATGGTCTCAATCTTATACAGATCTTCGAGGCTCCAGTATTTCCGCAACCTTTAAACGAGTCTATGAACCATGACAAACCTAATTGCAACAGATGCTCAAGAGCTGGAAATATCCAGTCCTTTAGTAGAATTATTTGAATTAACTATTGGTAAAGTCCCTACAGGGGAGGCCGCAGATACTAATAGATTGTATTTTCATGCTGCTAAGGATTTAGACGGGACTGATTCAAATAAAGATATTATATTTGACGGAAATACCTATGTAACTCTTCCTCTAATGATGGATGATATAGAGAAGAAGACAGGGGGAACTATGAACCGCCCTAAACTTACTATTGCTAATGTAGAAAGTTTAGCAAAATTAGGCTCTGCCTTTAGAACTCAAATTGATGATGATACTTGGAACGCAGAAATAAATGGCGAAGCTATAACTGATATTAATTTTCAGCTTGACCATCTTGTAGGCCAACGGTTAGAGAGGCGAAGAACTCTTGAGAAGTATACAGGTCCTGATGTTGTTCCCTATGAGTTTGATCGAGAAGTTTTCATAATAGATAGAATAGCTGCAGTAAGCCCTCTTTTTTGTGAGTTAGAATTATCATCCCCCGCAGACATAGGCGGAATAAGAATACCTAATAGACAGGTAATAGGAAAATATTGCCCTTGGGTTTATCAAGGAAGAGATAAAATTGGAACAAAAAGCGCTTGTCACTGGCCTATTAAAGAACAAATTACTAAAAGGGCTGATGATGTAAAGCTTAAATATAGTTTTTACTTTACTTCGGATGATGAGCCTTTAGTATTGGCAAGTCATTTAACCGGTAGCCAGAACGACGCGTGGAAAGCGGCTTGGAGTAGTAGCACTACGTATGCAACAGGGCAGTATGTGTCTCATATATCTACATATACTGTTACCTCTAATGGAGCTACTAATAATTCGGTTAATTTTAATATAGATGTTAGTGCGGTTAGCTCTAAACTAAGAGCGGGGTTCACGGCCAGTATAAACAATACTAGCGTTACTATAGTTCAAGTTGCGGGAACACGTATAACTTTGGGTACGGCACTCAGTATAAGTGATAATCTGAACATAGTTTTTTCAAGTCCTACAATGTATTATAGGGCCAGTCGAGCAAGTACCAATCTTGAACCAGCAGAAGGAGTTTTACAGTGGGGAGCGGTACGGACTTATAGAGTCTGGGATAATAGTACTACTTATACACCTAATTTAACTGATACTAGGCAGAGTGATTATGTAAGACACGGGGACACTATATGGAGAGCTCTTAGAACGAATGTGGGTGTAACTCCAGGAACTAATGATACTATATGGACTCGTGGTGATGTTTGTGGCAAGTTATTAACTTCTTGCAAGATAAGATTTCAAGCCCAGGCTCAAATAACCGGTAGTAGCTATAATGTAAATGGTATCCCTGACTATGATACTGATACTATGAAAACCTTACCTTTTGGAGGCTTTCCAGGAAGCAAAAAGTTCAGATAGTGTTACATGATATATTAGATCATTTTAAAAAAGAGTATCCACGTGAAGGTTGTGGTATTATTTCAGTTGTAAAAGGCAAGAAAAAATGGTTTCCTTGTACAAATATTGCAGAAGATAACGATGACTTTATAATAGACTCACAAGAGTATCTAAAATTAAAGAGAACAACAGATATAGTAGCTATTGTACATAGTCATCCAGACGCTTCACCAGAACCAACAAAAATAGATATAAAATATTGCAACGCTTTAGGAATACCTTACCATATCTATAGTTACCCTGAAGTAGAGTTAAAAATATTAGAGCCTACTAGTAATACGACAAGTTTATATGGCAGAGATTATGAGTTTGGAGTTACTGATTGTTTTGAGGCATTAAGAGACTACTTATTAGTTCAAGGTATAGAAATTCCTTTAAGGATGCCGTTTGAAGATGATTGGTGGAAAAAAGGGTTGAATTATCTCACGGACGAGATAATTGCAGAATGGAACCACAAACCTGTGCCTTTAAGAGAAGTACAGGAAAACGATGTTTTAGTTTTTAATGTAAATGCAGAAGTAGGAAATCATTTAGGAGTTTATATAGGAAATGAGTGTTTTTATCACCATGCTGAGAAAAGGCTGTCTTGTAGAGAAAGTCTTTATCCTTTATGGCATAAATATTTAAAGGGGGCTTATCGTTATGCTGCGTAGTGTATATTTAGAAGGAGAAATGGGAGAAAAATTTGGAACGGGGTTTCAAATTAGTGCATCTAAAGTTTCAGATGTTGTAAAATGTATAGACTGTAATCATCCTTCTTTTAGAAAGTATTTAATGGATTGTCATGAGCAGGAAATAGGTTTTGAAGTAGATATAGCTAAGAATAAGTTAGATTATGACGTTGAACTGCTAATGAATATTAAAGAGGGAGATGTTACAATTACTCCTATTCCTGCAGGTTCAAAATCTGGAGGCGCAAAAATATTTGCAGCTATAGCTATACTTGCTGCTGTAGTTTTTACAGGAGGAGGAGCGGCGATGCTTGCTGGAGAGGCCGCAAAAGGATGGGCTGTTACAACTGCTGCGGGGGCTACTACAGCTAGTTTGAGTATGCCTGGAATGATGGCAGTAATGCTTGCAGTAAATGTAGGTATGATGGGCCTTAGTCAAGTAATGGCTCCAGATCCTGCAACAGATGCTGACCAAGAAGAAAGCTATTTATTTAATGGTAATCAGCAGAACATAGTAGAAGGAGACCCCGTTCCTGTACTATATGGGAAATTAAGAGTACCTGGACAGCCTATTAACTTCGAAGTATCGGGCGCAGGAACAGAACCTAAAAGAACGATAGCAGTTACTCAATGGAGCGCATCCGCCGTAGGAATTTAGAGACTAATTATGCCACAAACATCAATTTCCGCATTAGACCGAAGAAGTTATTCATCTCAAAATGACTCTGTCAGTAATGCCGTACTTTCTTCTACAGAACAAAATATTTCTGTTACGGA